CTGGATCAAGAGATTGTGGGTTGATCATCTGGCGATTCGTGGAATGGACGAGACGAAATTCGACGACCGCGAGTATGAGTTTTTCCATTCAACCGTCGATCAGAATCCGATCTACGCGTCGACGCCCGAAGGCCAAGCGTACATCAGAAAGCTCGAGGCCTCGCCGAAGGCTGCGAAGATCCGCTGGGGCGCGCTCGATGCGGTCAGCGGCCAATACTTCTCGAACTGGGAAGAGCAGAGGCACGTCAGACCAAAAGAGGATTTCATCTTTGCATCCTGGCGGCCTTACTGGGCCGGATGGGACTACGGCTTCGGCCACTATGCGGTAATCACGTTCTGGACGAAAGCGATTCTCAAGCCGCGATTCCAAGGCGAGAAGCCCAGGATCGTGAACGTCACAATCGGCGCGCTGATCCTGCAAGAGAAGACGCCGGAAGAACAGGCCGCAGCGGTCGTGCAGTATATCCCTCGCACCGTCGACGAGCACGGCCACTCGACCGGCTACCAATGGAATCTCGAAGCGATCCATCTGTCGCATGAGCGGTTCAACAAATCAACGAAGGACAAATACGGGAACATCATCAGCGTCGCGGACCAGATCGGCGACATCCTGAACGAGCACGGCATCGTGCGGCCGAGCCGTGCGAACACCGACCGCATCAGCGGCTGGACAAAAATGTACAGCTTGCTCGAGATGGATGATTGGTTCGTACTGAAGAGCGCGGATCTTGCGGACGTCAGCGGCGCGATCCCGCTGCTTGTGCGCGGCAACGGAATCGAAGTCGACATCGAGGATGTGGTGAAGCCGCCGGGCGTTTCGCTCGAGGATGACATCGGCGATTCACTGCGTTATGCTGTCGCGGGATCCTTGCTCGGTGAAGGCGAGAAGCCACAGGAAGAAGAGCTGCGCGAGAAATACGCCAAGATCAAGGACCCTATGCGGCGGCATGTCGAAGCGTACAAGGACTACGTGAAAGAAATCGGCACAATCCGGCGCGGCCCGAAACAGCCGCAGCTTCCGGCCTGGGTGAACAAGCTGCCGCAGAGGTGAAGCATGAATGTTCAGATTGTTCTGCTCGAGGATCTTGGCCATCACTTCGATGAATACGAGCTGCAGCTGTTCAACGTCGAAGGCAATGTGCTCTTCCCGATCTTCGACGCGCAGACCGGCTCGCCGCGCACTTGCAGCGCGTTCTTCGTTTACCGCAAAGACAGCAATGGCTCGATCAAGGTGCTCGGCGTCGAGATCGACATGCTCAGCAAAATCGCGGCGCAGCGGCATCCAGGCATCGCCGCAGATCTGGTCGAGCGCGTCATCGACAATTTTGAGCGGCTCGGCACGGTGGTCAAGGAAGGCGATCCATTACCGAAAGCGATAAAACTCTAAGGAGGCCATGATGAGAAAGTTCGTCCTCGCACTTTTCGCATGCTTGTTTTTCGCGCCGCTTCTTTTCGCGCAGCACAGTGTCAGTCTCGGCTGGGTCATCTCGACAGACGACACGACCGCGAATTGCACAACGGCAGGAACTTGTTCGCAAACGGTGTATCGCGCCCAGGGAGCTTGTGCTGCGACGAGTTCGTTCATCTCGCTCGGAAGCTTAGCATCATCGCAGACGACCTACATCGACACGAGCGTTCCAGGCGGCATGTGGTGCTACGCGGTGACATTCACGCTCAACGGAGTCGAGAGTCCGAAGGTCACCACATCGGTGTCTCTTCTTCCGGCGTCGCCGACGGGGTTAGCAGTCACGAAAACAACGTGAGGTGAAATATGCCAGCACTTAGCGTGATGAGCGCATTCGCGGTGTTCGTGTTCGCATTCCTGGCCGGTGTCGGGTGGCACATCGGCGGCTGGGTGGTAGGCAAACTTCTGAAGTAAGAAAGACAGTCATGGATCGCAGGCAGTTTCTTCGCGGAGCGCTAATCGGGGGCGCAATGGTCGCGCCGTCACAGGTGTGGCCGTTCAGAAAGATCTTCTTGCCGAGCTGGCGGGACATCACGCGCTTCATCGGGATCGACTGGAGGATAGAAGAAGCAGTCGAAGCGATTGAGCTGGAGATGTTTCATCACAAGCTTCCCGATCTGATCTTCAATCCGTCGCCGTTCTACCGCTACATCAAAGAGCGACGCACGATTGAGGAAGTGAGAGCACGCGAGCTTAGGGATTCATTCGCGAAATTCATGGAAGGCGAAGCCGGTGGGGGCGACGATGTGGACCGATTTCTTCAGAAGCCGCTACGTGAAGTCGCTCGAGAAACAGCTCGAGACATCAAGAGCGGAAATTGGCTTCTGTCAGATCAAAGCGGCAAAAGATCGAGCTGAATTACAGCAGCTCTTCGAGTCGTGGATCACCGATCTGAAAAGCGCTCACGCTGAAGCCTGGAAACATGTTATAGATGAGAACGAGAAGCTGCTGGATCTCTGCGAGCGTTATCGGGTGGCGCTCAATCCCACGGTTGCGAAGGACACTCGAGAAGCACCTCCCCAACCGTTGGAAGAAAACGCAGGCTCCCCGTGGCAACGGGTGCTCAGGCGGGAAATGAAGCGTCAGCAAGAGGAAGTCGCGCATGTGCGCGTCAAGCCTGCCGACGCTCCAATTCCGACGAAGGGAGACACAAATGCCGAGAGACAGTCAGGGGAACCCGCGTAGCGGTTACGGCCGAATGGCCGCAGCCGAAGAATCATTCAAGAAAAAGAAATCAGCAGGCAGCGGATTACATAGCACCACCGCTGCCACCGCGAAGACCGGCGGGATGGAGAATATCGCCGAGCGCAAGGGCGCAGCGAATCTGCACGAAGCCGGTAAGGGGCCTGGAGACACGAAGGGCGAAGGCAAGGCCGGGAAGATGCAAGCAGTCAGCGCAGCTGGCGGCGGCCACAGCTCTGCCGGTGAAGAAAACATGCACGCGCATTCGCACATGGGCGGCGAGCATGACGTGAGTCACATGTCGATCCACGAGGTTGTCGGCGAGCACGGTCCCGCAACGCACACCTTCAGCGAGCACGATCACGAAGCCGGTTCGCATCACACGCACACCGTTCATGGCGAGAAGCACCATCACATGGACCACGACAGCGCCGAGGCCGCGCACACGCATCTCGCGCATTCACTCGGCGGCGGCGAAGAGGAAGACACCGAAGGCGCGAAAGCCGCAAGCGACAAAGCCGAAGAAACTCCGGACGAAGAGGAAGAAGAGACAACGAGCACGGGGATCCCCGGCCTTACGTAAGGAGCTTCCTGTGTGCGATCCTGCCGAGGGTGCGCCCGAGATCTTTCTCGAGTCGCATCCGTTCACCGACGAATTGGTGCGCTGGTATTGGAAGCGCATCAAGCGTTCCGACCGCGTCGAGCTGGCGTTGTCGGTGATGCAGTCGATCACGAACAACGGCCAGCTCATTGCCCCGCCGCTCGTCGAGCATCTCGACAGGGGCCCGATGCTCGTCGCAAGCGATACCGTTCCACCGTACGAACTCCACTATAGAAACGCTCTCGGCGAACTGCTCGGGCGCGTTGTCTATGTGGCCGCTTGAGGAGGAATCATGAGGAAGATTTTATTCGCACTGTCCCTGTTTCTGATCGGCCTCTCGGTTCACGCGCAAGCTCTGCCGCAGACCAGCACGTCGGTCATGGTCAATGTCGGCGATCCATCCTGGGCCACATTCGATTTCAGCAAGGTTCCGAATAATATCCGCGTTGTTTACCAATGCCGATTCGCTCGCGGATTCTATTACACGAACTTCGACACGCAGGCGCAGCTCGAGACCCAATTCGATATCGGCTGCACGAGCAGCGTCTCGCACAACGCCGAAGGCCAGCGAGTGGTCGGCTTCACCGTCAATAAAACACCTTTTTCTTTCGATGCGGTGATCCAATCGCAGACGATTACGATCACCGGGGCCTCGTGGAAATCGACGGAAGTCGGTTGCGGCCGGAGCGGGTCGCCCTGCTTCAAGGACGCAGTCGGCAGTACGACAATAACGGTGCAATGATGCCTTGGACGCGGAAACAAGTGCGCTTTCTCTTCTCGAAAGTCTCGCCGCTGTCGGGAGCCGAGAAGGACAAGATGCACGAAGAGCTGCATGAGGAACCGGGCCTCGGCCACGAGAAGAAGGGCCACTTTCACAAAAGCATGCAGCAGGGTGGAACGGCAGACCGCACGGACGACTACAGGCTGCATCGTGGCGAAGAAGTGCTGCCGGTAACAACCTCGCGGGAAGATTTGTTTCGAGGTCAATCGCCGCCGCCGCCACTCCAAACGATCAAAGCCATGCAACGCATGGAGCCGATCATGTCACCGCGCCTCGAAGAAAGGCCGCTCGAGTACAAACAGCCGATCACGACTCCACTCAAGCAAGCTGTGTCCGGTTATCACGCACCGAAGTTTACATCGAGTCAATCGGGCCTCATGGGCAGGCCGCCGGGAATGAAGCACGGTGGAACAGTGCCGCATACCGGCGTCTATCGATTGCACCAGGGCGAGACGGTGATTCCGAGCCACATGGTTCGAGCATTCAAGAAAGCGCGAGGCCACCATCGCTGAGCATCCCAAGCCATTCTTTCCGGAATCGAGCTGGAACATCGCAGGCATGAAGGTGCCGAAGGGCGGCTCGATGTGCAAGAACTGCAAGTTTTTGAAGGACGCCGAGAAAAAGCTTTGCGGTGAGCCAAACTTCGTGAAGTGGAATTTCGGCAAGGACGAAATCCCCGGCGAGATCGATGCGTACTGCTCGAGCTGGTACGAACCAAAAAAGAATTTGGTGCATATCGCTTTAACGGGAGAACGCTAACTGGAGGAAGCCATGGCGAAGCGGTGGATGCAGGGAGTGAAGGAAGGTATAAAGAAGCGCGGGACGGAGGGAGTGTTCAGCGCTGCGGCGCATCGCGCAGGCATGAGCACATCGGCCTACGCGCACAAGAAAGCACACTCGCCGGGAAAAGTCGGCAAGCGTGCGCGGCTCGCACTCGCGTTTGCTTCGGCGCGTCATCATCACAAGGGGTAAACCGTGGCGACAACCGAGGAACAGCTCGAGCTTGCGGCCGACGAAGGCGCGGCCGAAGACGAGAGCGAGGAAGAGGAACCGGACGAGCGGCTTGAAGACGAAGAGCATTACGGGATCGGTGTCCTCGCCGGTCTCGAATGGTCGCCGGTCAGAAATGCCAAGCTGTCGCTCGAGGAGAAGAACGCGCTCAAAGCGATTGTGAAGAAAGCCGCGAAGCGCGATTATCCGGCGCGGCTGATCGAGGTAATTCAAGCATGGGAAGCGGCTCTGTTCTATCGTGGTTTCCAATTTTTGATTCCGCAGCGTGGCGGCGGCTGGCTGATCCCTGGCGAGTCGACCGGCTACGGGCCCACAATGCAAATGGATCTCGCCTTGTTGCCGACGAATATCTACTCGGCCAGGGCGCAGATGATTATCGCTGCTCTTACGCGCAGCGTGCCGAACGTGCGATTCGGTCCAGCGCAGGCGAACTCCGACGCGTCGATCACCGCAGCTGAGAGCGCTGACAAGTTCACCCAGGTCATCGGGAAGAACAACGACCTGATCATGATCCAGACCGATGCGAGCCGGTATCTCTGGACCGACGGCCGCACGCATTACTATTCGCGGTACATGCTCGACGGCCAGAAGTTTGGCTGGGAAGAAGATGACGAACCTGAAGACGTTATTCCGGAGACTGAGCCGCCTGATGAGTTCGAAGCCAAGCGAACCACTGCCGTTGAAGACGAAGCAGCTGCCGCTTCCGAGGAAACTTCTGCGGTTGAAGGAGAAGGCCCAGCGGACGGCCAGCGAGCAGCTGGAAATCCTCTGTCTGAAAAGCCTGAAGGCGAGGGATCGCCTGAGGGTGCGGAGGAATCGCGAGCTGAGGGTGAGGCCCCTGCCGAAGACGAAAAACCAACCGGATTGAAAGGGCGTCATCCGCACGGCCAGGAAGTCAGAACGGCGCACGGCAAGCTTGAAGTGAAGCTCGTGCCGATGATGGCCAACGATCTCTGCGACGTCGACGTGCTGCAGTACGAATACGAAGTCGATATCGCACGCGCCAAGGGAATGTTCCCGTGGGTGTGCGACGAGATCAAGAGCGGCGGCACCGGAGTTACCGAGGGCGACATCGCACGGCTCGCACGGCAGAACGTCAAGCTCGGAATGCAATCGACGTATATCACGAGCGATTCGGTCGCCGAAGACGTCACAGTGCAGCGCAGCTGGATACGGCCGACGTACCTGATGCACGCCGACAAAACCGTGCGCGACGGCTTGCTTGAAAAGTTTCCCAACGGCTGCCTTGTTGTTTACGCAGGCGAGACATTCTGCTACGCACGCAACGAATCGATGGATGACTGCTGGGCGATGATGCAAGCGTATTCCGGCGACGGCCAGAACCGCAACGCCATGGGCACGTCGACGCTGCCGATCCAGAAACGGCTCAACAACTGGCTCGACCTGATGAACGACTTCTTTGTCCGCGCCGTTCCGCGAAAGTGGATGGACAGCAAAGCGTTCAACGTCGAAGCGATCCGGCAGCAGACGAATGTTCCCGGCGACGTCGGGCCGTTCAAGCGTCAGCCTGGAGTGCCGGTCGCGGAATTGATTTTCGTCGAGCCGCAGGTTGTTCCGCCGGTCACGCTTTCCGATTTCATCCAGCAGTATTCTGGGCCGCTCGCCGAATTGCTTTCCGGCGCGTATCCCGCGCTGGCCGGTGGCGACGTGGGAACGGCCGATTCCGGCGTCGCCATCGCGACTCAGAGAGACTCCGCGCTCGGACGCCTCGCGCCGACTTGGCATTCGATCAAGAAAGCCGAAGCAATCTCGATGAAGCAGCTGGTGCGCTGGGGCGCGAAGTGCCGCGATAAATCCGTCCGCGAAATGATTCCCGGCGGCGAAGTGATCGAGATCGAGATCAACGATCTGAAGGGCAACGTGCTGTGCTTCGCCGAAAGCGACGAGAATTTCCCAGAGACGTACACGCAGAAAAAGAACAGCGTGGTTCAGCTGGTGCAGGACGCGGCGAAGAATCCGGAGCTGGCCGCGATCTTTGACCACAGTGCGAACCTCGAGTTCATGCAGAACATGTGGGGCCTGCGGGATTTGTACGTGCCGAAAATTGCTTCGCGCAACAAGCAGCTCGGCGAGATCATGCTGCTGCTGAAGGGGCGGCCGGTTCCGAATCCGCAACTGGTCGCGGCGCAAGGGCAGCTTGTGCTTGTCCAGAAAGTGCTGGCGCAGAATCCGGACGCGGATCCGGCGATCCTGCAGCAGGCCCAGGCGCAGATCCAGCAACTGCAGCAATCACAACCCGAGGTCAGCTCGATTCCGATTGATCCGAAGACGGAGAGTAATTCCGTCGAGGCCGAGACCTGCTGGCAATACCTGAACAGCGAGAAAGGTCGGCGCGACAAGCGCACGAATCGCCCTGGCTATGAAAATGTGCGGCTGCATTTCCTCGAGCACGCGCAAGCCGCGAGCGAAGAACAAGGCTCGCAGTTGCCATCAAAGCCGCCGTCTGTCAGTGTTGCATACAAGGATGTGGCAATGACCGACGCCGGAGCCGCGAAACAGATCCTCGACAAGGCCGGAATCCAGCCTGCGCCGACTCCCGGCGGCAAGGGGCCAGCGGCTGGCCCAGGTGCCGGAGTCCCGGCGAAAGGTCCTGCCGCACCAATTCCTGCCGCGCCTCCTGGCCCGACAGGAGCACATGTCGGTTAAAGGAGGAACGTATGTTGAATGCGAATTACCTGACAAAATCGCCACCGATTACTGGTGGCAGCAGTGGTGGAACTTTAGTCACTTCACCGGAGCAACCGAGAGAAAGCAGTCCGGTTCAAGTCGGATTCGATGCCCTTAATGGCGAGATCACGAGAACCGGAAAGCTGCTCGAGGTTCTCGAGCAGCGATTGGAGGCAGTCCTGCGAAACCATCCTGACGAAGCCACTGGTAAGCAGTCTGAGCGCCCCCCGATGGTTTCGCATCTTTCCGAAGCACTGATCCAGCAAATGGAACACATCGGCCGGTTCAACGTGCGCCTCGAGAACATCATCGAGAGAATCACGCTCTGATTTTCCTGCCCATCAGCTCCCCTGCCGATGAGACAAGAAATATCGGGAGAAAGAAATGGATGACACACAACTTGGATCGACTGCGGTTGCCGAAGGCGCAGGCGCAGCTGACGCTGGTGCTGCCGAAGGCCCTCCTGGCGAGGCTGGAGCAGAACACGAGAGAGGCGAAGGAGCTGCGGGAGGCGCTGAAGGAGCTGGCGAGGGCGGTGCGGAGGCTCGTGAGGGTGGAGAGCAATCAGACGAAGATGCGTTAGGTGCCATCGAAGCGGACGGCCGACGCGTCGATGCCAAGAACAGGGCCGCATTCGCGAAGCTCGCAAAGGCCGATGTCAATCTCGCGAAGCAAATGCGCGAGATGTATTTCCGCTCGCAAGCGATGGTGAAGGAAGTCGGCGCGGAAAACGCAAGCGCCGCGATCAACGCCATCCGCACGATGAAAGCAACGCTCGATTCGCTCGGCGGCGACGAGGGCATCACCGCGATGCAGGACGAGATCTCGGACTACCGCAACGAGATCGCGGAGTTTGCGGCCGGTGACCCGAAGCTTCTCGGCGATCTGTACGACGCGAGTCCGGAAGGCGTGGTTACGGCGACGCGCAATTCGCTCGAGCTGCTTGCGTCGAAAGATCCGAAACTTTTTGATCAAGCACTCATGGGCTCGATGGTCACGCGGCTTGACAAGGCCGGAATGTACAGCTCGATGGACGCGCTTCTCGGCCTGATCAAGGAAGGCAAGGGCCAGGAAGCTTTCGATCTCGCGCAGCAGATCAGCAAATGGCTGAACGATGCGCGAAACTACACCGACAAGCAAATCAAACTTCGCACCGAACGCGATCCGCGCAAGGAAGAACTTGATCGCCGCGAGGCCGCCGCGAATCAGGCCGACGCAGAGCGCTACGACAGGGAAATTTCCGTCGATGTCAATCGCGTGAATAGCGCGTCGACAGCCAAGGTCGTGAACGCATTCTTCACCGAGATCGGATTGCAAACCGAAGGCCGCCGCGAATTCGTCAACGCGTTGAACTCGCGGATCTGGAAAGCGATGAAGAACGACCGTCCATGGCAGCGTGCCGCTCATGCGATCAAGGACCGTGGCGACGCCGCACGCACTGCGGAATTCATCGGCGCGAAATTCGCCGAGCTGCTTCCGGATCACTTCAGAACGCTTCGCAATGAGATGTATCCGAATTACAAGCCGAAACCAAAACCGAAACCCGGGGCGCAGAATGGTGCCGGAGCCGGGGCAGGCAAGGGCCCGGTGATCGCGAGCGCGACTGGAACGAAGCCCTCGCGTGAAGAAATCGATTGGGCGAAGACCTCGCAGACGATGTTCATTCGGGGCCGCGCCATATTAAAAAACGGCAAAGAGCGCACCTGGGACTGGAAAAAAGTCGCGAGCTGAAGTACACTTCCGAAGAATCAACTGGCGCACTTCAGAGGTACCTTATTCGACCGAGCAAGGCCTGGAGGGGCAGCAGCGGTGGATATGACGTACAGGGCTGGCGTGTGTAGCTAACACGAAATGGTTCCCCACCTGGGCCAACGATCCAGCTCCGAGAACCGATCCGTTACACGCTGGGCTGTCCGTCCAGGCCTTAACCTAAGACGGCAATGCTTGACAACCGGGGAATATAAGAGCACGCTCTCTGCTGAAGAGAGTCCTCGTCCGCAAGCGACGGTAAACTTAGCAGCCTCTCAAGCACAATTAATCGGGTGATCGAGAATCGGGTGTTGTGAACTCCGCGTGATTGAATTCGCGTGCGAGCGCCACAGAACGGAAGAGCGTCGTTTAGGGAAAGAGCACAATGCTTGAGGTCTAAGTATGGCGAACCCGCTGGCTGAAGCTGCCGTAGAGGCAGTGGAGCTTGAGTCCTTTGCGAAAGGTATCCCCGATCTGGTCTACCAGGGGCATACCGTCTACAACTTTTTCAAGAAAGGCAGTAAGACTTATCCGACCAGCTTTCAGACGCAGGCTGGCGGCACGGCCCGTCCTTCGTTCCGCGTTCCGATGCGCGTGCAATCCGGTGCGGCTATCTTCCAGGCGACAGGAAACGGCGATTCGCTTGGTCGCGGCACTGGTTCCCAGTGGATCGGTGGTGATTTGTCTCCGGTCGGTTTGTTCGCCGGATGCGAAATCACTTACCTCGCTCGCATCGCGACACAGGGACCGAAGCGTTCGCTGATTTCTCTGCGCGCCGAAGAGCTGAAGAATTCGTTCAACTCTTTCATGCAGGGAGTCGACGCACAATTCCTTTCCGACGGTTCAGGGTCCATCGTTCAAATTCCCACAGGCGCAACGGTCAACAACAACACGCTCGGCGGATCGAACCCGTCGAGCATCGTCAACCTGGGTGGACAGGCGAACCAATTCCAAGAACAGCAAGTCATCCAGATCTTCCCGACCGAGGGTGGCGTGGCTCGCATCTCTCCGGCGACTGCGACGGTGTCGTATGTCGACGGTGCGAACGACACGGTGTACTTCTCGACGGCGCTGCCGACCTCCACGGCGGTAGGCGACTTCGTGATGATCCAGGGCTCGAGCGGAGCGCTCAACTCCGGCGTGCTCGGGATCTACGCGTTCCAAGTGGCGTCGAATACCGGAACGATCCTGAATCTCTCGCGGTCGACTTATCCAGGGCAGCTGTCGACTCCCAACATCAACAAGAACTCGCAGGCGATCACCACGACCGATCCGTACAAGGCCGAGATCCTCATTGGTCGCGGACTCGGCGCGGACAACGAAGCGGTCGTCGAGTTCGAGTGGATCTGCGGACCCGATCAGGAACTCGCGGTCACGCAGCTGTACACCAACGTGCTGCAGCAAAACTACGTCCCGCCGGGAGACACCGCGCTCGACATGACGAAAAAGCATATGGCCCCGAATTACGGCGGCCGGAAGCTGAACGTCAGCTACACCGCGAAACAGGGAAGACTCGATGCCGTGTGCCCAGAAACCTGGGGCATCATCGAGACCGTGGAGCCGTCCATGTACGATTTCGGAGATGGCGTGACTACCATGCCGATCCCCGATTTCACGAACCAGGGCAGCTACCTGACCTCGAGCATCTTCTTCTACAACGCGTTTTTGAACCTCTTCAACTCGAACATGAAGGCTGGCGTGTACATTTCCAGCGCGGCCGTGCCTTCGGTCACGAGTTAACTTTTCCGGAGGGGTCTTTTGCGGAAGCTCCCAGAAGACCCCTTCCGCAACTTCTTTGGTTCGTGGGGCTTTACGGCGTTAAGCCGTTGTGGAACATTTTCGTTCCGAGGCAGACATGAAAATTTTAATGCTCGCAACACTGGCGCTTTTTGCAGCGATTTGGAGCCATGAAGCGCGGCCGCCGCTGCAAAGCGCGAGCGTACTTCTTGACGGTCCCACGCCCATGCCGCCGCCGCCGGTTATTTGCCCGTGCGGAGTTACGTGCAGATGCAAGAACTAAAATCGGGTGATCGATGAGCACGCTACAAACAATGACCCAGGCGGAAGCCGAGCAATTGCTCGCGAAGCTTCCAAAATTCCGGCTCGTTCCACTGCACGACTGGGTCGTGATTCAGAAGATCCAGCGCGGTGAAACGAAAACCGAAGCCGGAGTGACGCTCGCGGCCGAACAGACCAGCTCGAAGGGAATGATTCGAGCGGTGGCCGCCGACGTCACGATAGTGGGCCCCGGCGACATGGTGGTGTTCACCGGATTTCCGCAGGATCTTTCGGACATCGAGTCGCTCACGCAGGAAAAGGATTTGTACCTGTGCAGGACTGAAGAGGTCTACGCAAAGATCGTTCCATGCGAACCGTAAAGGGAGCCGAGACGCGACGCTGCCCGGCGGGTTTTCAGGACCGCATTACCCGAATGTTCGGCCGGAACCGCTTCGGAGATCCCAACTTCAAAATTGTCTGGGGCCAATCGGAATTCATCCGCCAGGGCAATATCTGGCGCGATGAGTTCGGGAACGAACGCCCCGGGTACATCGATAGGTACGCATGCCATGGCATGCCTTGCTGGGTGATTATGCGCTGGAAGCCGCCGGAAGCTTACGGATCCCCGGCGAGCTACTACGCGCAGGCGTGGATGGCCGCGAAATCTTCCCAGGAACGCGATCCGAATCATCCGCATGATTCTCCGCGAGGCTTCTACGTTACGGGCGAATATCCCTGGCGCGGCCGTTACGAAATCATGCAGCCTCTTATCTCGAAAGAGATGCGCGACGGAAAGCTTGTCGTCACGCACTTCCCGCTTTCGCACTATATGATTGATCGCCTCATTCCGATGTTCATTGCGTACCAGAGATTGTCGGAAGTCGAGCGAGCTGCCGCCCGTCAATACGTGCGGGAGCAGGAAGAGAAGAAGAAGACCGCCCAGATCGCGGAAATACTCGAACGGAATCTGCCGACTTGGTGGGGCCCGGTGAGCTATGGCAACCAGGGAGTCAGAACTTCGGTGCTGGATCGCAAGATGCAGCAGATTCAAAAAGTCTGGGACGCGATGACATCTCGCGGCCGCAGGCCGGTCTTCAATCGGGGGATGTCGACGGGTGATCGTCCGATCATCCGATTACAATAAATCGGGGAGGAACAATGGCAACGCCAGGAAGGATCCCAATCACGCACACAATCGCCCAGGATCAGCGCAGGGCGATGTCGCAAGCGAAGTCCATGATGGATGCGGAGAATCACGGCTCGAGCATCCTGATGCCGGGAGACGAACGCGAGCCGGTGCAGTACGTGATCTACATCTACAATATTCTGGACCGCGAATATCGCATCGAGCAGCCGCCGCTTTTCCCGGGCTTGAAGATCCCGGCGTGCCCGAAGAACCAGATGTTCAGCTGCACGTTCATCCCGGCTTACGTGAACGAGCCGTACAACAAGCCGGGAACGACCGAATATTTCTACAAAAAGATCGACGGCCGACGGTGCGCGACTTCGCTTCTGAATCCGTCCGCGTTTCCCGGCCTTGCCTGGGAATCGCAGCTGCAGAACTGG